TATGTAAATCTTTTATACCTTGGAGACATACGCCTATAAAAGTGTTATAATTTAATGAATAAACATCTTCGGCTGATGGCCCAGGATCTTTCACGGTAAATTCTAGGTAAGGTATTTTCTTTATATCTTGAGCTATTAAACCTATTTCCCAATTCCAATCTTTATCTTCGGTACCTACGTCTCCAGTATAATCTTCGGTATATTTTATTTGAGTTTTCTTATATTTATAAGGATTTAATTGATTTATCAACTCTAAACAATTAGGTATTTCTTCTTCAAAATGTTTAAGACGATCATCACTGGGATACTGGAGAGAACCCGCTGCATAAAGATGACCCACTTTTAAACCTGCATGACTCCCGTACATGTTTGCCTGACCAGATTGACCACTGAGAAGATGAAGCCAGCCATGATTATCAGGTGAAAAAGTATATTCGTTGCCATCATCTGGAGTCATTCTATCTTCATTGAACCTACCAGTTAATTTATAACCAGCGGCATTAGAAGCTGTCAATCGTAAACCTGTGTGTACATTTGATTCACTATGACACGTACGTATGTTTACCAAACGCATGGCCGGGTTTGGGTTTGCTGCTAGGTTGTTTTGTTCAACTAGGTACGGCCAATTTTCTGTGGAAACCAAAGTCATAACAGGAGCTTCTCTATACTTGGAGAACCCCGACCAGTCTCCGGGTGCTGTTAAGTGAAATTCTATTTTTGGAGCTTTTAACCTAATCCTATCTCCAGATGTTTCTTTTGTCACTCTATTCGGGTCGGCAGATGTTTGAAGACCCGTAACGTTTCCGTACGGATGGCTCTGCATCGAAGGCTGTCCGGTTATACTCGAGCTCATAGGATTGGTTGACCATTTAGAGATTATTAATTCTGATTGATGTCCGGTAGTAGCAGTACTTTCAAACCCCAAATAACGCGTTTCAATAGTTGTCGCACTTTCAAAATCATCTCCCGTGACCCCACCGAAAGCTAATCTTTGGGTTTTTGTACCATTAGAAGCACCTCCTATAGCCAATTCATTACATTTAACAAATCCTTCAAATAAAGAATTACCATTGAAAAGAGATGTGAGTGTATGTTTATAAACGAGAATGAGACCTCTTGCGGTTACATAAGAGCCATGAGGATAGCCGCCAGTGTTATTGTATCCAGGTACAGATACGAAATTCAGTTCACCACTTTTACACACATTTCTATAATTTTGATAATGATGTGCGCCGGCTATAATGTCTGGTAAATGACCCGTACCACCTATTTCGTTAATATCTCCACCACTTATAATGAAAGGTTCGGTTTGAAACCAATCTTTTCCCGTGTAATCGAACGTTGTTGTTATGAATGCAGAATGTACTCCTCCTAAAAAAATGCGACTACCATCCGAGGCCATGGCCACCTGACCCACCATACATCCATTTTCAGATGCGAGAGTTCCTGCTGGATAACTATTTACCCATGTATTCGTAATACTGTCATAATCGAAAACGTCGACTCGTCCGTGACGAGATTGATCGTCGGGGGGAGTTGAAAATTTATAAAAAGGTGAACCCACGGCTATTCGAGTACCTTCCGGGTTTATTTGTACTGTAGTTCCGAATCCACCGAATGATGAGGACGCGTTATTATCAAAAGTATCCACCTTAACAATACCTGCATCGTAACCAGGAATAAGGTTCCCCAATTGTGTAACCGCGTTAGGTGTACTCCAACTTGTATCTGGAGTACATTTCATAATTCTAACCTGCCCTATCTGGGGTGTTCTGAACCCAAACCCACCGATCGGATCTCCGCCGCTGTATCGATCCGCGATGAACGTCGCGCTCGTTGTGCTACTATTGATGATTGAGTTAGTTGAATATCTCACCGCTCTATGAGGATGATAACTATTCACCGCCCCAGCGTCGCCTATTGCCCAACACATAGTGTAATAGTTTGCCGTTCCACTATGCATATTGGAGTTGAGGTTGCTTATATGTGTACCAGGGGCGCCCACGACCATATGATCCCCAAAATCGCTCATTTTTACATGATACCCATAACCATTATAATCAGAATTTAAAGTTATATTTCCACCGTACTGAAGAGGTAAACTATTTGTTAGACTCGAACCATTATCGGTATATGCGAGTGTAAATGAAGTTGCCGTTCCGAGTCTTTCGTACACGTATACTTTATTTTCTTCGGGAGCACCCACTGCAAATCTATCACCTTTATCACCACATAAAGAAACACAGTGCCCAAAAGAAGTTATTCCCGAAGCAGCGGATATAGTTTGGGGTGTTCCCCAACTCGTTCCGTTATAATCATAAACGTATACTTTGTTTATTCCCGGGGCTCCTACAACTATTCTATCTCCGTCCCAATTCATAGACACACTTTCACCGAAAAGTCCACCACCGCCGACGGCCTGATATATTTTATCATCATCAGGCAACCTCGATCTAGCGTCAGCGGCTTGCGTGCCGACTTGCCCAGTCGTAGTATCAGGGCTTTCTATGTATCCACCCGGAATCGTTCCCCATGTATCATTAGCCGCGTTATAATCGAAAATTTCGACATATCCCCTGTTTTGTCCACGCCAACCAGCGCTTGTATTTGGGCCCCATCCGGGTGCACCGCCAATAACGCGACGCCCATCGAAACTCGTATCTAAACCTCTACCAAATTCCGAAGTAACCGTCCTTCCTACCAATGTTGAATACCCACCAAGTTTTTCACCTGCCCAATACGTGTTTGTTGGTGTCGGCGACGTTTGGACCCAGTGAGCAGCCATTATAATAGAATAATAATTTTATTATCTTTGTTTTACGGGACGCTCTGCTACAACTTCTACGTTTTTTATAAAAATATTACGAGCGTGAACTCTGTTCACATCTATATCGTCAGCAACCGTTAAGTTTCTCGATACGTATACGTTTCCAGTTACGGCCAATTTATCCGCTCCTGTATCATCTATAGAAACGTTCGATCCAACACTGAGCGTTTTAGAAACGTCTGACGTACCTATCCCTACGTTCCCAGTAAAATGAACGGTGTTAGTACCGGTCCATTGACTCCCAGAGGTAAGATTGGAAAGTCCACCACCATCACCTATAAAAAATCCAGCATTTACTGTACCCGTCGAAGGTAAATCTAATAAATATTGCGGATCCGCGACTCCTATTCCCACATTACCCAAAGAATAATGAATTTTTCCATTTACATTATTGGCTGTCCATACTGCGGTACCGGAAGAACCACCTATATCCGTACCCCACACGACATCCGTACCATCACTCTTTAAAACCTGTCCAGTTGTTCCTAAGGCAAGTTTATTGAGTACATTATCTGCACTCGCGTATATGATATCACCCCGCGTGAACCCCGTCGTAATTGTGGAAGAATTAGAAATAATCGTCGCCGTTTCCAAATCGGATATACGAATGACATTATCATCTAAATCAGTTTTAAGTGCCACATCAGTTAATTCTAAACCACTTCCTATAAATTTAGATGCCGTCACGTTGCCTGTAACTAATACATTTCCACTTGTAATCAATGAAGTAGTTTGGTTAACTAGTTCTACTGTTATATTTGTTTGCGGATTGCTAGCTGTCACTTGCTGTAAGTTACCAACCGTTCCCGTGGCTCCCGGTACAACTTGCCAATCAACGTTTCCATCTGGTTGAACGGTGAGCACATGTCCGACAGTTCCTATAGATACGTTCGCGGCTTCTATATTCGAATCTGCGTAGATCATATCACCATGTGCCGCGAGGATGGAACTCAAATCGGCTCCACCACCTCCAGAGGAGTATTTCTGTGTAGATCGTCCGGTAGAACAACCACCCATTCTTATATTTGTATGAGACATTTTCCGGAGGGAAAATTCTCCACCTTTTCTTCTTTCTGATTCGGAATTTTAAACCCACCTTGCCTGTATACTTTGAGTCGTTTATTGTACATGGCAAAAAATACCGACCATTGATCTAAAATATCGTATATGCGTGGATTGTTCTTCTTACCGTTCGTTTCGCGCATGATACGACCTATAGACTGAACTATATCTGATTTGGGTGTTGCGAGAATGACCGTATCAAGGCTGGGTATATCGAGTCCCTCGTGTGCCTGACTAAACGTCGCGAATATGATTTGCTTTTTACTGGATTCAGCTAAATCTACCTCTTTCATCCCACCCATGTATAAACCCGAACGATCCTTAAATCTTTGGTGTAAATATTCACAATGAAATCGACGATCGCTTAAAACTAATACTTGTCGAGTACTCCGCGTCGCGTCTCGGATCGTGGACATGATGAGCGCGTTTCTATCAGGCATTTCTGTAAGTTCCGTTATCATAGTCGCCAAAGAAAGTTTGCCATACCTGGTACACGGTGGTGGATCTCTGAATCGCTGACACGTAAATTCTAAAGGAAACACGTCGACTTGATGTTGGTTCTCCCGTTCGACAGAAAAGAATGTGGGACCCATGAACCAGTGTAAAACTTTTGTGAGTCCATCCTTTCTGTTTGGTGTAGCCGAAAGTCCGTATACGTGTTTAGGACACAATTTAAATAGTGATTGTGAGAAAACTTTGGCACATATATGGTGTGCTTCGTCGACGATGAGAGTTCCTATACTATCAAAATCTTCGAATGAGTATTCTTTTAGAGAAAGAGATTGGAGCATGGCGATGACAAAATCACAGTGTACTTCTTTCTTATTTTGTTGAACTATACCTATGGTAGCTCCGGGACAAAATTGTTGTATACGTTCTTTCCACTGATTCGCCAAAAATTCCTTATGAACGACAATCATGGTTCGTAATCCCAGTTTACACGCTATGGCCAGGGATACGGTCGTCTTCCCGAAGCCGCAAGGCAATGAAAGAATTCCGTGGCCAGCTTCCATAGCTTTTCTGAGCGCTTCATTTTGGTGTGTTTCGTCTCGCAATTTTCCTTTAAACGTGACATTTATCTTAGATGGTTCTGGCCTTGTATCTTTAGTCTCTTTTCCAAACTTTTCCTCTGCATAAAATCGCGGTACGCATAATCCAGATTTTGCTTTCCTAAACACTTTAAAAGGTGGAGGTGCAACACCAAAATCTGCATTAACGATTGGGCGAACCGTGAGTTCTTTTTTAATTTCAGTGAGATCTGGAACTATATACCCAGTTCTCGTGAGACTCATTCATTTATTTCATTTTTTAACTTTATATACGATAACTTCCAAGTATATCCACTATAGTCTTCATATGTCCACTTACCCATAAACGAAACATCAATTTCAACATCGTCCCCCTTTTTTAAACTTTGGACGGGAACACCTTCAAATCGACACATGACTCGATTATATCTAAATGGAACTTTAATCGTGAGTACATGACCTTCGAGTGGATCTTCAACATGTTTTGTTACGAGGTTATGTCTGTGATGAGAAAACCATACACGTTTCATGTCATGGTCGTTTAGAAGAACGCGTATATATTTTTTGTTATTATGTTCATACATGGGAGTAAATATTGATACTTCGAATTTCATTTATAATATAATAATTTTAAAACTTTATTTAGGTTTCCACTTAAGAAAACTTGGTACTAAAAGTAAAGCTCCGAGTAAAATTATAATGTCGATCATAAAAACTTTCTTTTTAATTTCTGGACACCAGTTCTTAAAATCTTTTATTTGTTTAGATTCTTGAGGTTTGGCCCAATGATAAAACATGGCGAGATACGTGGGTCCCATGTTCCTCCTACAATCGTAGTGATGATCATAATACGCTAACATGATGTACGGGAAATATAAAAGTGCGAGTAAGATCCATTTGTTATTTTTTGGAAGATACCAATATCCACCCGCCAATGCGAACGTAAACCATATACATTTCCAGTTTACGACGGGTTTTGCGTCATAACATTCTTCTTTGTTCTCGGTATCCATATAAAACACATCGAGAAAAAAATATAAGTTAGAGAGATAAAATTATTCGTATGTATTAAGATGGCACTATGCTTGGGAATAAATGTGCCGAGTACAACTTCCAGGAAAGTGAAAACGTGGAAGTTTGCGAGTAAGTTTTTATGGAAAAATGCGACTGTACAAAATAAATCAGAGCTTGGTAGATGGGTGAAGCAAGAACTTCTCGATCTCGGACCAACATTTGTAAAATTAGGACAAATCGCTTCGACGAGAGCGGACCTGTATCCACCAGAGTTTACAAAAGAACTGGAATCCCTGCAAGATGATGTTCCTCCCGTGGAAATTGACATAGATGTAAAATATGATATTTTTAAAGAATTTGACCCTGTACCATTTAAATCCGCGAGTATAGGCCAGGTCCATATGGCCGTACTCCAAAACGGTCAAAAAGTTGTTGTAAAAGTAAAACGTCCGGGAATTTTGAACATCATGAAGGAGGATACAAATACTATACGGGGTATAGTATATTTTTTAGAGCGTGTTGGTATCGACACGGGGAATAGTTCTGGTTCAGTTCTAGATGAGTCTATAGAATATTTACTGGGAGAGGCAGATTATAAACAGGAGATTAATAATGCTATAAAATTTCGGAAAAGTATGAAAGATGTCGACTGGGTGAAGGTTCCGAAAGTGTATAAAAAGTATTCAAACGATGAAATGATCGTCATGGAATATGTACCATCAGTGAAACTAACTGAGATTACCGACAAAAAGGTAAATAAGAAGAAGATATGTGAAGCCTTGATAAATGCGTACGTCATCCAAACCATGGATAATGGTTTATTTCACGCCGATCCACACCCGGGAAACCTGGGATTCTCACCGAAAGGGAAGCTTGTATTTTATGATTTTGGATTGCTCGTACCATTGTCAGAAGAATTAAGGGATGGATTCACAAAACTTTTTGGATTTATTATCACTCGCGATACCGCTGGTATAGTAGATACATTGGTTAAATTGGGTGTTATTGTTCCGACTTCTACTGATATTTCGGACATTGAATTATTTTTTGAAAACATCTTAGGGTATTTAGAGACCCTAGATGGTTCTGGGATCGTGAATGATGATCTCGCCGCACAACTCGCGATTGAAAAACCATTCGTGGTACCGAGTAGTTTCGTGTACCTCGCAAAAGCCTTTTCGACTATAGAAGGTATATGTCTGAAACTAGATCCAGACTTTAACTATTTCACGTATTTGGAGCCCTTGATTCAACAGCAGATAATAGAATCCGTGGATGTTGGTGATATATTCATGAAGACGACGGAGATTCCTGGGACGATAGGTAAAATAAGTACGGCTGTATCTGGGCTTCAAAAATCAAGGGGGTCTATGAAACGTACTATGATCAAAACGAGACAGGAAATTAAGATCGTCCAATACAGCGTGGTGTGCGCTCTGTTGGCTGAGAAATTTGGGGACAACCCACCTTTAGCTATGTTTTTTGTTTTCTGTACCTTATGGTTTACTTTTCGTAAAAATCAATAGATTTTTTACCATTCTTCTTGGGCTTATCGGCTTTTTTAATCAGCTTGTTATGTTCCTCGAGGTATCCCTTCATACGATTCTGTTCATCGCGGAAAATATTAGAGACCTTCTCTTTGATCTTGTCCACGTCAGTATCACGTTCCTTTTGGATCTTCTTACTAAGCCTCTTGAACCCCTTATTTTTCTTGTCAGCGGCGAATACGGTCATTGTATTTGTTATGGCGAGCATTTACTTTGTATCGACATTTAAATTTAAACGTTTTAACTTTTCTTCAAATTCCCTGCGCTCCCCGGGAGATTTGATGATCTCTCCGTGGTTGAGAGCCCTGATTTCTGGACCAGTTAATTGAATTGCGTCTACCCTGAAATCCATGAACGCTTTCATCGTGATAGGAACGAGTGGTTCTACGAGATCATACATAGCTTTACCGTATTCCTGTATCTCCTTCTGGGCGTGGGAATCCATTCGTAGGTGAAGATAATGCATGAGATTATGAAGGTTAATCTTCCAATAGAACTCCGTATACGTCGATTGAGGGAGATTCCCCCTGGCCTGCTCCCTACAAACGCCTTCTTCGAGTAATTTTTCGTAGATATCAAACGAATTTTCGAGATGCTGAGACCCCGCATCGGATAGTTCGGACGCTACACTAATTTCACCTTCTGATCCCTGATGATTGACCTCAGATTGTCCTCGCATGGTATCTGGATTGTAATACTCTTTGGGAACGATCGAATATCGGGCTGACATTTCATTTACACTCGCGGTACGATGGCGAAGATGTTGGCGTGCGATGTAAATGGGCATCTTAATGTGAAACTTAAACTCTACCATCTCGAAAGGTGTCGTGTGCCAGTGTCGCATCAGGTATCTAATAAGTCCGGTATCTCCACGTGAAGTCTTCGTTCCATCTCCATAAGAGACCCGGGCTGCCTGAACAATTGAGTTGTCGAGGTTTTCTCTGGGCATAGTGTCGACGAGTCGTACGAATCCATGGTCGAGTACGTTTACTTGCATTTTGAATTATCAAAGGGTCATTTCTTTAATCAGGTCATCTATGCATCTATAATACCTTTTGAGATCTTTCATGAATCTTTTATTATTCTCTAGACATTCACATTCGGGACTATTTTTATATATGTACGCGAGGTTACATTTGGAATATTTAGTACGCTTTTGATTTTCATTAGGTTTTCTAGGAACAAGTTTCTTCACGATCTTTTCCTTTTTCTTGGGCTCTACCCGCTTCGTGAAACTTATAGCTTGCATGACAGTATCAGCTAAATCGTCCTTCTTCTTGGACTTCATGAAGGTTTCTATCCAATGTTTATTCGTATCATCCCCACGTAAAAATGCTTCACATCTTTCTATGGATACCTTTTTACGTTTCATATATTGCGCTTTTCCCGGACCCACTACATCTGGAATTTTAAACTTCGCATCGTATATGATCGTCTCAGATTTTGGAGCTTTTATGACAAAATATGCGTGTAAAAAGTGTTCCACCATTTTCATTTTTTTATTACGATCGGGTTGCTTCTCTATCAAAATGATATCTGATTCGAGAACCCAAGGTCTTTCATCTAAATGCTTTCTTAATGAAACATATACACCATCTTTATGCTCGGGAGGTATTCCGGAAACGTCCCAATTTACGACTAGGTTAGATGTTTCATTAAATTGGCACATAGCCAAATTTCTGATTCCCACGTCTATACTCAGAATCATATACATAAAGAATGGAAATTCTTTAAGCTATGAAGAGTAAAGTGAGAATATCATGATTAAAAAGGCAATTATTATGACTGCTAATATAGCTACTATAACGGACGTTATTAGGTTTTCATCTACATCCGGGAACCATTTTTTCCACCAAGGTTCTTCGTCATCATCTCCATCACCGTCACCGTCACCCTCTTGATCTTTATATTTATTGAAACACGCGGCTGTGCAATGTTCATAACAATCATCATTTCCTTCTTGACAAAATGGTTGATCTTCGGGAAATTCAGCGTTTGGAAATTCTGCTCGAAGACTGCTCATTGTCGTGTATTTTAATTCACCCTTGTTTATTTTACCGTGGAAATAATCTGAATAATTATGCGGAAGACATGCAGTTACACATCCCTTTCTTTCCTCACTTGCGTTCGCGTCAGCACTTTTATCCATCATTAACCCACCTATTAAGGCTGCCAATCCTATCAACCCTAACGCTTTTTCTATAGCGTCCATTCTTTTTTTCTTTATTTTTTCATAATCGGATTCTATTTTTTTTGAATTTACTTCTCCGAGTGTTTTTCTATTATTTAAAGCATTTTCAGCACTTCTAGCTCTATTATTTATTGTAGTTTTTTTTATACTCATTTCATCAATTTTTGAAGCCACGTTATCTGATAATGTTAATGTGTCGCCAGAAATTTTGTCTGAAGAAGTTTTTATATCTGTTCCAGAATCAACATTTGCGTTAACGTTAGTTTTGTTTTGTTTTATTTTGTTAAAACTTGTATTCGTTAGTTTGTAATTTCCATCTGGCAATTGAAAAGTACCATCTATCATTTTTTTAGAATTTCCCGGAATTTCTGTACCATCAGGCAGTTTAAATTTTCCATTAGAAAGTAGCTGAGTGCCAGTAGGTAAGTCAAACCCTTTCCCAGTTTCTGTTGCGTCTATTCTATAAATATCAGGGTTTGAAGAAATTTTATACCCTCCCGATGTTAACACTTCAGATCCGTCTCCTAAACGAGTGATACCTTCGTATTTATATTCATTTCTGTTTTTAGCAACATTAAAAGATAATTCACCTAATCTAATTCGTGTATCATTTATACCTTTTAAATAGTATATATTATCAGCATCCAAAAATAACCCTGGTCTAATTCTAGTTAATGTTGACCACCAGCTCATGGTATTATTATATTACTTATAAAATAATGAGAGTTAAACTTGTAAAAAGTTTGCACCCTGAAAAAAAGTTTACTGCTATTTTTCAGGATGAATCAAAGGTTCATTTTGGTGGAAAGGGGTATTCTGATTATACCATTCATAAAGATCCTTCTCGCATGCGAAGGTATTTAGCTCGTCATGGAAGAATGGGGGAAATTTGGTCTAAGCGAGGAATCAAAACGGCTGGATTTTGGTCTCGTTGGTTGTTATGGAGTGAACCATCTTTAGAGAAGGCTAAAAAATTAATATCTAAAAAATTTGGAGTTGTATTTATTGGTTAGAATACGAATTAACTAAGTTATTTAGCTCTGTCTGGTCATCTTTCATCGATGCTATGTAATCATTTACATTGTCGCGTTCACTTTGTATTTCTTTTAAATAATTAATTATATCATTATTAGCTGCGAGTCCTACCTGATAATACGTTTGTGTCAATTCTTTAGCATCGATAATAATTTCATTAAATCTATCTAATTCTGTTAATGGTAATGGCGTATCTAGATCAAAAGCGGTTTCATATGTTTCGTTAATAAGATTATAAAGGGAATTTATGTTGTAATTTACGCTATCAATTACATCTTCTTTATTTTGAACGTTGTTGTAATACGTTTCCAATAGTGATATAGATTGTTCTGCACCTTGATAGTTAGCAACAACTCTCTGCTCCAATTTATAAGCTTCGAACTCTACGGCGTTCATTTATATAACCCGAGTTAAAAAAAATTGTCGGTTCTGTACAATTTAGCTTGGAAGTTTGAGTCGTTGCCCATGACACTGATGCTCTCGTTTCCGTAGAGTTCTCCACAACCTATATCATCCATACAATCTCTTTCGTTGTGTGTAACCGCTAGAGGATATATTTGATCCCCAGATGTAGCGGTATAATAGTGGTACCTGTCGCGTCTACCTCGAACCTCTTTTCCGTATAAAGGGAGTGTTTCGTTATTATCACCTAGTAGAACGCCCATTTGCTGTACGTGTCCAGGTTTGTACTTTTTAATAGGTGGATTCCTGAATTCGGGTTCCATGACGACTTCCCTGGGTGCTATCGTTTCTACAGGAACAGGAACGGGAACTTGAACGATATTTTCTTTAGGGTACATCAGAAGATACATGACAGCCGCGAGAAGTGCTATTATAATGAACGTCGCGACTTGGGGATTAAGCTTCTTTTTCATTTATAGTAGTCCCAGAAATTTATCGAACTTATAGTATGGATAAGAAAAAGTCTACTAAAGTTGCCCCATTTTGGCATCCTCAGCAAGAAGTTATCCTGAAAACATGGGGTGAGGCGTCCGCCTGTTATAGATACATGCACAATCATGCGTATTTAGTCTTCAAAAAACAGAGTATGAGATTTACATTACCAGTTATTGTTCTTTCGACGATAACGGGAACTGCGAATTTTGCACAGAATTCGTTTCCAGAAAACATGAGAGGTGCGGTTCCATCTGTGATCGGTGCGATGAATCTTATAGCAGGAATCATAGCCACCATAATGCAATTTTTGAAAATAAACGAAATGATGGAAGGATGCCGAGTTGCGTCACTCCAATACGGTAAACTTTCCCGCACTATTCGATTAGAGTTATCTCTCCCTGTAGAGGAACGTTCTATAGACGGGACGACTATGATAGAAACATGTCGCGCAGAATATGACCGACTCATAGAACAATCTCCACCTCTACCATATTTCATCATCCAAGCGTTTGAAAAACAATTTCCTGAAGATTCGGAATTCTTTAAACCCGAAATATTACACATTCAACCCATAGAAACCTTCATGAGCGAATCTGAGATGCGTCATGAATTGGGTAAGGAGATAGAAGGTATCCGTCGTGTAAAAAACAAAGAATTAGAGAATATCAAAGTTGTAGCAGATATACCCGATGAGTCAGATAAGCCAGCATCAAAAAAAGAATAACATTAAAGAGTAAAATACTTATAACATAAGGGTATACCTTTCGTTTGATAGGTTCAATAACTTTTTTATGAAGTGTATCATTTTCTAAAAAAATATCTAGCGCTTGTTCAGTAAAGTCTTCAGACATGGATGCCTTTGTTAAAATACTTCCACAAAAAAAAGATCCAACCCCCACGCTTCACACGAAAGAACTTCAAAGATTGGAAGAGTGTGTTAAAAAGGGGTTGAACGTGTTCTTATGCGGCTCTTCTGGTGTAGGAAAAACGTTCATCTTGGAAAAAGTTTTGAATAATTCCAATAGTATAGAGATACATAGTGAACTTTTCCAAAGAAAGAGTACCTTTTTAGATCTCATAGGTGAAACATCTTTTCATATATTCATAGATGGGTATGATGTCAATGTGTATGGGCACAGACAGCTCATGGAAAGGATAACTTCAAAAAAGGAACCTTTAACGACAGGTTCCGTCGTTTTTGTTTCAAATTCTGTTCATATAATACCTGGGTTTGAGTTGATAATCGTGCCCAAACGAACTGCTGATGAAATAGCTTCTTTAGAACCCGAGAATCCCCGGGCTCGCTTTGCATCCGATAAGTGCGCTGGGAACATTCGCGATTTTTATCATTATATTAATAAGTCTGATGAAAAGGATATTTTTAAAACGTCTAAAAGTATACTCGTCGAAGTGTTGTGTCATAGGGGGGCATTTGATATTTCACAAACTGTACACGAAAGAGGACATGTGATAGATGTTATACATGGTAATTACCCACATTCGAATGAGAGTAATATTGAAAAAATTTCAGAGTCATTATCTTTAGCAGATGTGTATGATGCTGGTATATACAAGGGGGAATGGGAATTCATGCCTTATTATACCTTGTGTGGTATAGCTATACCCAAGCATTATTTGGGTGAATTATTAAACCCAAATGAATTACAAGCTGGAAGTACCTGGACAAAGTATGGTAATTATAAAATGAGATTACAAAAAATACAAAATATTCAAAATAGAAACACTACAAAAATTGGTATAGAAGAATTACAAATTCTTCGAGAGTACGCGAAAATTGGTAATTTTGAGACGTGTTTTAAATATAAGCTGGAACCTGGTGATTTCGATGTGATGAATCATTTAGCTCTTCATAACAAATTGAAAACGAGTGAAGTTATGAAAGTTAAAAAGAAAATGACACATGTATTAAATGAGCTCTGACGAAGAGAGTGAAGACGAGACCCAAGAAATCGTGCGCGTCGTTGGGTGCGACATTTATTTTTATGGCGACATAGACAGAACTAGTATTCTAAAATTTACAGAAACATTCAGAAAATTAGAAATAGATTTGAGAAAGAAAGCGATCGAACTTCCCGGGTATGATCCAATTATAACCATTCACATTTGTAGTGATGGGGGTGATGTATACGCTGGTATGGGTGTCATGGACACACTCCGACGTTCCAGCGTACGAGTTCATACGATAGCTGAGGGTACGTGCTGTAGTGCTGCGACGTTTATGCTCCTCGGTGGTAAGAAACGGATGATTGGAAAGCATGCGCATATACTCATACATCAGTTGTCTGCAGGATTTATGGGAAAATATAAGGATTTAAGAGATGAGTTGAAAACGTGCAAAAAGATCATGAAAATGATGAAACATTTGTACGAGAGTGAAACGAAGATTCCTAAACCAAAGTTTAAGGAAATGATGACACACGATGTCTACATAGATTCTAGCGAATGTCTCAAGTACGAGATCGTTCACGAGATTGTTTAATAGTAATATATCTTTTATACATATAAATAACTCCCACTATCAGTATAATAATACTTAAAGTGTTCAGGTTGACAGGTACGTTTGTGAGCGGAGGAGCCCTAAGTCGCTCCATCTTCTCATAATTTACCACCTGAATCATATCTTTTATTATTATAATGGATACAATTTTTACTACCGATAAAAACAACAAGAAGCGCTACCTTGACATCAGTGTCGAGGAAATCAACGAGGTCTGGTGTATAGTGAAAACGACCGGACAAGTTAATGGCAAAGAAACCAAGTCTATGACTGAAGTTCCACTCGGATACGATAGTGCTACGAAACGTGCTAAAACTATCTGGAAGAATGCGAATACCAAGGCTACGACTGTGCTTCCCATGTTGGCGAACAAATGGGAAGATCGCCAGAAATACATCTCTGAACCGTTCTACGTTCAACCCAAACTTGATGGTGTTCGCCTACTTGTTTCCAAAGATGGTGGCATCTCAAGAACTGGGAAGATCATCCCCGGAACCGAGGTTCTTGGGAAGGGTCTTGGCCCGGGTCAATACGTTGACGGTGAGGCGTTTGACCCTAACCTCAACTTTGAGGAACTCACGAGTACCTTCAAGACTAATCCTCTGAAGCTCAAGTTCCACGTGTTCGATTTCTTTGATCTCAAAGCTGAAGCCCTCGCCAGGGATAAGATGACCTTCGAGCAACGCTGGGAGTATGTCAAGGATTCGATCTACAATCCTCATTACGAATATGTCAAAACGACACTCGTAAAATCCAAGAAGGATCTTCCTCTCGTGCATCAGAAGCATGTTGAAGAAGGACATGAGGGTACGATGATCCGTGATCGCTTCAGTGTGTACGAGGTTGGTCAGCGAAGCAACTATCTCCTCAAGCACAAAGATTTTCAGACCGAGGAATACGAGATCATCGGAGCGACAACAGGGCATGGTCGGGATGCAAATTGTGTCGTTTGGAAGTGTAAGACGGAGGATGGAAACGTATTTAACGCTCGACCAGAAGGAACACTTGAGGATAGGGCGTACAAGTATGCGAACAAAGAGCAATACATAGGAAAGATGTTGACCGTCAGGTTTCAGAATCTCACGGATAAAAATGTTCCCAGATTCCCAGTCGGGGTTGCGATTAGAGACTATGAATAAATTGTTATAAACATGTAAATGAATCGAATTGCTATTGACGTCGACGAAGTTCTCGTACCCTTTGTGAAACCTATGGCCAAGTGGAAGAAATTAAGCATGCCAAAGGAAAAATGTAGATATTTGTATCGAGATATGTTCAACATAACAGAAAAACAATCTCAAAAAATGGTACAAGAATTTTATGAGTCAGAAACGTTCGACATGCTTCAACCCATCCAGGACTCACAATCTGTTATTCGACTCATGCGCCCACACGTAGATAAGATGTACATAGTGACGGGGCGTCAAGATTGTGTTCGTGAAAAGACGGAGGATTGGTTGGATTTTCATTTTCCCGGAATATTTGATGATGTCATATTAACGAATAGTTTTACCAGTTTTGAACTACAAAAATATGATATATGCCACGCTCTCAACTTAGATACTATAGTAGATGATAGTGATATGACGTGCGGTATTTGTAAACATTGGGATATGCAATCTATACATTTCGCTGGAAAGAATGGTTCACCTTATGAATGGTGTGAGGTTGATGATATCAGTGTATTGAGTTGGATGGAATTGTATAAGAAATTACCCCCAAAGTTTGTGGATTGTATGTAAAAAAATATCAGGTCATAGTAGACATGAGTTTATCAAAAAATGATATAGATAATCTTAAAACAAGATTGAGTAAGAATAAGAATTTATCTGTTACATCAAAGACTAATTTGAATAGATTTATAGAGAATACGAAAAATGCGTTTGATCGCACAGCGTATAATACTAGAATGAGAAATTTGAGGAATAGGGACGCGAGTTTAGGAATTAACAGTAGAAATGGATCTGTATATCGTGGGTCCGTGAATCCTGGTAAGAGGGGTCGAAACTCACCTAGAGGTCCGTTAAGTGCTGTAAGTGGTACAAGTAATACATCGAACAATCAAAATAATGCTTCGACTAATGGGTATGGTGGGTTTTCGAATAACGAAAACAATTTAGAACGCAAAGCGAAAAGGCGAAAAAGTAATTCCCAACCCCAACCCCCACCCCCACCCCCACTTGTAACAGTGGCGACGGCTGCTGCACGAGCCGCTAAGGCTGCTGATAACAGGGCTAAGGCTAATGCAAACGCTAGGGCTGCTGCTAATAACGCGCGTAGGAAAGCTGTTGCAAATGCAAAGAAGAAGGCTATTATTGCCCAGCAACAGGGTAAGGCTGCTGCTAATAATGCACGCAGGAAAGCTGTTGCAAACGCTAGGGCTGCTGCTAATAACGCACGCAGGAAAGCTGTTGAAAATGCAAATAAGAAGGCTAAGGCTGCCGCTGCTGCACAAGCCGCTGAGAATGCTAAGGCTAAGGCTAAAAAAGCTAAGGCTGAAAAACAGGAAAAAAACAGAAAAAATGCTCAAAAAACAATTAATAAGGCCATCACTAATAAACGTCAAAGAAATGCTAACGAATTGAATATGTTGCGGAAGTCTAAGACTGCTGCTAATAAGGCTGCTGCGAACGCTAGAGCTACCACTCCGGCTAATAGCGTTAGAAATTCAGTCACAAATATTGGAAACGGGGGTAATTCGTTAAATAATAACGCAAATTCTTCTGCATTTATTGCGCCCATTACTAAGAGGGAACGGAAGGCGGACGGAAAGTTGGAGAAAGAAGATGCTGGTAAATTCATGAAACGAGGAATACTACTTGAAATAATTAAAATGGCTGATCGCACTTCTAAAATGGCTAAGAATAACCGGGCAGGTTTATTGAAATTAATGCCAATGGTAAAGAACGCTAACTCTATAACGGAGTATCATACTTACACCTGGGCACTTCTATACGATATGATCAATACATTACCCGATACAAGAATTGCAAAATTACAAATTACCCCGACAACCTTAAAAGATATTCACAAGAAATTGATGGTAAAAAATACTTACACTACCGGGAGATCTACTGGTGGGATGGGAAACCGCCAAGAGCGAGTCTTTAATTTTACCGACGAAGAAGTGGTCGAATTTTTATTTTTAATCTGGTTAGATGGAAATCATGATGCGTATATCAACGAGTCATTTAAAGACTGGTTAGATGATAAAAATTCAAACGCGGTCTATTTTACAAATAGG